GCCGCACTTGAGCGGGCGTCCGGAGGTGCGCGTACACGGCCTTGGTGCTGGTGTCCTGGAGGGCCACAGCGTCGCGGCCTGTGGGCGAATCGGCCATGACGGTCCTGGCGGTCGTCACGAGGCGAATCTCGCCCACGCCCCCGAGTTTACGGATGCGACGCCGGCGGTTCCTGAGCCGCCGCGTGCCCACAAAGCCGAACTCGTGGACGCGCGGCACGTCGCCGACGTAGCCCAGGGGCACCGGCCCCACGACCACAGTCCGCAGCGTCGGCGAATAGTGGTAGTAGATGTGTTTCTTCAGGGCCTTGCCGGTCTTGGGGTGCGCGTACGGCGGCGTGCCCGGCGGCGAGTGGAGGTCGGGGTTCGCCCGCTCTGCCATGCTCCACTTGGCGGCGTTGCGAATCCACTGACCGGCCGCAGCGAGCGCGCGGCCGGTCTTCTGGTCCACCATCGCCCGGACGATCTTCTCGCTGAAGAACCACTGCTTGACTGCGAACTTGAGGGCCATGCGATTACCCGCCTGCCAGCGCGGGGACGGCTGGCGTCGCCACCGCCTGGGTCGAGGGGGCCGCTGGCGCCACCGCCGCCTCCGGTGCCTTGGTCTTGATAACGCCCGTCCGGACGCCGAGTTTGTAGAGGGCCGACTGCGCATCATCGACGATCTGGTGCACGAGGCCCGGCACGGCCCCGTCGCCGAACACGGCCTTGAGGCTCTCCGGGTCCATCTGCTGCTTGATCGCCTCAACGAGGTTGCCCGTCTGGAAGAACGCCTGGCGGCTGCGCCAGAGCATCCACGCGATGCCGCCGATGGCGGCGGCGATCAGGACAGCGGCACCAATGGCGATCCACTCAAGGTACTGATGCACCAGCGTGGCCGCGCCGATGAGGAGCAGCGCCCCGGCCGAGACCGCCAGGCCCGCCTTCATGTCCACCTTGAGCGCAAGAAACACCCCGACCGCCAGGACGCCGACGCCGGCGACGATGAGCCACTTGAGGACCGCCCGCACAGCGCCGTCGGCCTTGGCCCGCTCTTCCGCGATGCGTTTTTCGGCGGCAGCGGCCTTGGCCTGCCAGGCGTCGCGGTCTTTGGCGAGGGCCTGGGCGGCGGCATCAGCCTGGCGAAGTTCCGGCACGACCACCTGCACGACGACCTTGGATTCGCGGGAGATTTCCGCGACGGCCTCGCGGGCGACATGGAGTTTCGGCGTCACGTCCGACTGGAGAACATCTGCCTGGGCATCGAGGACCTTGGCGACCGGTTCAGCTACAGGCGTTGCCTCGCGCAGGGTCTGGGCCTGGGCACCGACGACGCCGGCCACTTCGTTGACCTTCACGGCGGCGCCGTCGAGGTTCTGGGCCGCGGTGTCTGCGGCCCGCGCGATCGCCGCTCCGGCGTCACCCGCCTTGGCGGCCGTCTCGACAAGGCGCAGGGGCTGCGCCGGCAACGCGGGCTTGTGGCACCCGGCGATGTAGCCGGAGGCGAGAACGACGGCGACGGCCAGAACAGTGATGAGGCAGACCATCAGTGTGCGATGCGTCACGGCGAACCTCCTTTTCCGTCAATGAAGACCTGTTTCAGGACCTCAATATCGCAGTGCGGTATTACGAGGTCCTTCTCGTTTCGCTTGTGCGGGTCGAAGTCGGCGGGCTTAAACGGCCCGTGCTTCTTCGGGTCCCGGTTTACGTTGGCCAGCAGCGCCAGGACCGACGACGTGTGCGCCCACGCGGCGCGGCTCCGGGCCTCGGCCATCCACACCAGTTCCCGCAGGGTCAGGTCGCCGGGGTCGACGCCGACGGCGCCGGCGAGTTCCCAGAGGAACCGCCAGATGCGGGCCCCCTCCCATCCGGCGGCCCGGCCAGGGCCTTCCTGAAGATGCTCCGGATGGGGTTCGGGAAAAAATCCACGAGGTCCCCCAAAATGGCCTCGCGCGCCGCGGCGATGGCGTCGCCCACCAACACGGCGTTGAAGTCGTCGCGGGTGAACTTGCGGGCCTTAACCTCGGGCTCGCACACGCCGTAGGCCACGTCGCACACCAGCACCGGGTCCAGGAGCAGCCGTCCGTACAGGTCGCTCTCTTCCTTGACCATGTCCACGAGGTACACGCCCGCCGTCTCCTTCGCACGCTTGACGGCGCTCGTGTTGATGGTGACGGTCCAGGTCTTCCCGGTCGCATCCACAAACGTTTTCATGTTGCCTCCCGAAAAGTGGTAGCGGGGGCGGGAATCGAACCCGCAATGGCGAGATCATGACTCTCGCGGCTTGCCACTTGCCTACCCCGCGGCTTGCCCGCCGAAGCCTTCGGCGAAGGCGGGTGCGCTACGGTGATCCGATGGTCACGAACTGCGGCTGGTTGGCCGAGAACGTCGGCTTCGCCGTCACGGAGATCGTGATGGCGTTCTCCAGCGGTTCCTTCTCGTCGAACTTGAGCACCGCGCAGTCGGCCATGAACACCTTGGTTCCGTTGACCGTGATGTCGCCCTTGGCCACGGCCAGGCCAAGGATGCTGCCGGCCAGGAAGGCATCGAGAATGGCCTGCACCGCCGCATCCGCGTCGTCGTACACGAGTTCGAACTCGATGCTGGCGTCCTTCAGGGCGCCGATGGTCGCCTTCCAGCCGCCCCCGCCGCGTGTCGAGACGTCGGCCTCGCCCTTGTTGATGGTGCAGGTGACGTCCTTGGCGGCGGTGACTTCCGTCCACTCCGGCGTTCCGCCGATGCCGGCGGCACAGTAGTAGAGTTTCCCGTCGATGCCAAGCTTGACAGCCATTGCCTGTCCCTCCTGTGGCTCTGCCTACGCATCCGCCGTGTCCGTCGGGTCAAGCGTGCGGAGAACGGCCTTGACCTTGCCGATGACGGCCTCCAGTTCCGGCCCATCGGCCCCCAGCGCCGCCACCAGGGCCGCCCGGCCGCCCGCCTTCTTCGAGGCGTCCCGCACCTGTGCCAGGTAGAACCGCAACGTCTCCTGGAGCCACCGCGTGCGGCCACGGACCTGCTCTATGGCCGCCTGCGTGCTGTCCGCCGGTTTCACGATGAGTGCCATCGCTTACTCCTTGTCCTTGTGCCCGCACCAGCCTGCCCGCGCCACGCGCAGGCCCGCCGCGCGGACCTTCTCCGCGAACTTCCCGCACTCGCAGCCCCAGGTGCACCCGTCCGCCGAGCGGGCGTAGTCCCACCACGGGGCCTTGTCCGCCAAGGCCTCGACCACCCGCCGGTTGAACCGAAACAGGCCCCCATGCACCGCCGCCGGGTCGTCCCACGCGCAGGCGTTCCGCCCCGTGTCGTACATGCACCCCACCAGGTCGCCTTCCTGGCAGAGGAACGGAGCCGTCCGGTCGCGCGGCCGCATGTCGCGGTCCACGCATATCCACCACTCAATGCTCTTGGGTGCCTTCAGGGCGTACTCACGGAACGACCAGTTGCGGGCCGCCACGAGGTCCCGCCGGTTGACGCAAATCACGTTCTCGGCCGGAAAGAGCCGCAGCCACGCCGCCAGTTCCCAGGAGACCGACGGAAATGCTTCCACCGGATGCCGTGCAAAGACCAGCACCCGCGTGGCCTCAAGGCGGATTGCCATTTCGCGGGCCTCGGTCATGGCAGCACCCGGATGATGGGGATGACCACCGCATACGGCGGCAGGATGCTCACCGGGTCAGGCGACGACTGCCCGGCGCTGTCGGTCGAGGACGGGAGCGACCCCGTGCACTGCGAGACGCCATCGACGTACCAGAAGCCGTTGTCCGTCCCGTCGCACCGGTTGGTGCAGGACGCCGAGACGTCCGTGACGTAGGTGCTGCCGTCGCCGTAGGAGAGGCCGTGGCTGTGCTCCGGCAGGTTGCACTCGCTGAGCACGGCCGTCTCGGCCCCGCCGGTGCAGCCGACGCTGCGTAATTCGCCGTCGTCGGCGCAGTCGTTTTCGCCCCAGCGGATGCGGTTCCGTAGGTTCGGGAGGTTGAAGTACGGGTCGCCGTCGCCGCCCCAGGTGCCGCCGATGGCGTTCCAGAGGTCGGCGTAGTCGCCGCTGCTCAGCGCCTGGCCGCGGCAGGGCATCCACTTTTCGGGTATCGACTCAGCCGGGCCGGCGAAGTCCGCGATGGTGCCGACGGGGACGGTCGCATCCTGGCCGGGTTCGCCCTGTGGCCCTTGCTCGCCTTGCGGCCCCTTGATATTGCCCGTCTGGTTCCAGGAACCCTCGGACTTCAGGTACACGTCGCCGGAGTCGGTATCGAGGTAACGGTCGCCGTCGTTGCCCAGTTCGCCGCCGGGCGACCCGCTGCCGCTGTGCCACGTCGCCCCGTCGGCGCCGGCGTCGCCTTGCTCTCCCTGCTGGCCACGGATGTTGCCGATCTGTGACCACGACCCCGACGACTTCTGGTAGATGTCATCGCTGTCGGTATCGAGGTAGTAATCTCCGTCGGTGCCGACCTCTCCGCTTGGCGAGCCAGAGCCGTTGTGCCAGGTTGCGCCGGGCGCGCCGGGATCGCCCTGCGTTCCCTGCTCGCCCTTCCGCGCGAGGAGTTGCCACTGGTCGGGCGAGTTGACCTCGGGATCGTTGCCCACATCGGGGGTCAGTTTGGCCCAGTAAGACGAGCCGTTGCGCGTGACGACATCGTATGCGCCGTAGGCGGTCTCCGAATTCCACTCGCCGCGAGGGTTGAACCTGACCGGCCCGCAACCGTAAGGCATCACCACGTACCTCCAACGATTGTAACTATGTCGCCGCTATTGCCTTTCACGCGGACCGACGCCAGGTCAATGCTCTGGAACGTCTCCCACTGGCCCGGAATCCACGGGACCTCGGACCCGTCGTCGCCCTCGAAGATGACGTTGCCGACGTTGGAAGGCGGGCACGAGATCGTGACCGACGCCACCAGCCTCTCGGACACAAGCGGCTGGTACTCGCCCGTCACCGTCACGGTCCGCATGACGACGTTGTTCATGGCTACCTCACCCCACCACGCGGAACGTGAGCGCCAGGACGCTCGTGAACTGCTGGAGCTGGTCCAGGTGCTCCGGCGCGTAGCCCCGGTCCGACCCCGCCGCAAACGCCGCCCTTAGGCAGATGACGCTGGGCATGGCGGCCAGGCGGCGGTTGGCGAGGAAGAAGTCCCGAATCTCCTCCACCAGGCCCACCAGCGGGTCGAGCGCGGCGTTGCCCATCGCTTCCGGCGCCTGCTGCACGGCGATTTCGACGGTGTAGTCCTCCTGGACCTGCCCGCGGCCCAGGTTCTCCATCGCGTATCCGCCCGGCACGACCGTGACGTGCAGGTCCTTCATCTCCTCGCGGGTGTAGACCGGCCGGTAGGAGCGCATCGCCGTGAAGGGCCTCTTGAACGTGTGCCCGTTCAGGGCGGTCACGACGGCATCCGCGATGTCGGCGATGATGGCCATTTCACTGTGTGCCCAGGGCAACGATGAGGGAAACGAGCGCCGTAAGGACGGCCCCCAGGACCGCCACCGAGACGGTCCAGTGGTGCGCGAGGTGGTTTGTCATGCACCGGTCGAGTTTGCGCACCCGCTCGTCGATGCGGATCAACAGGTCATGGTCCGAAAGTTCGCTCACGTTCAGGTCTCCGTATCCACATGGGCCGTATGAATCCTGAGAGTCAGGCCGTCGGGGTCCGACTTGCGGAAGTGCTTCTCCTGGCCGGCACCCATCACTTCGTACACCTGCACGTTACCGCCGACTGTCTCGCGGATGCGGTCGCCCACCTGCGGCAGGACCACCGCGCCGCCCAGCACCAAGTCAGCGGCACGCACCAGGTAATCCCGCCGCTCGACCTGCTCGACCACGCCATCCGCGGTGACCACCTGGAACACGCTCCGGCCGACCGTGGCGTTCAGCGTGACACTCTGCGCGCCCCGCTGGTACGTCACCGGCCGGGAGGCATGTTTGTGTCGCATGCCTTCGAGCCACGCCGCGCCCTGCTGGAGGAGGTCGGCCACGATTGAGGCTCCCTTGTCCGACGTAGCCTTGGCGAAGTCGGATTACTGGCTGAGGCGGACCCGCACGGCCGCATCGCTGTCGCCGACCGCGGCCACGGTCTTGCCCAGGAACGTGTTGCCGCTGGAGGTCTCGGTCGCCACTTTGTTCGTGGCGTCCCAGTAGACCTTCTTGCCGGCGGCAATCGCCTTGCCGGTGCCGGTGGCTTTGGGGAACTCGAAGACGCCGCCCACGACCAGCGACCCCAGCGTATTGGCCGCAATGGGACGCGGCGCCACGCCCACGAGATCGTTCTGGACCACCACGTCCCCGGCAGCCACGTCTGCCGAGGGCGTGTAATCCAGCGCTTCGCCTGCCTGCACGAAAGTCGCCGTTGCCATGTTTCGCTCCTTCACGCGGTCGCCAAAGCGACCGGCTGACGGTTCCCCGCACCTGCATTTCTGCCGTTACGCCTCGCCCTTGCTCTTCAGCCCGCCACGCGGATCCTGAAGCGCGACGCCGAAATCATGGTATCCACGCATCTGGATGCCAAGGACATTGAAGTCCGCCTCGGCCGTCTCGATGGTCGGCGACTCCTGACCGTTGAGGAACGCGACCTCGATGACCGGCAGGTCCGACGGGTCGGCCAGCAGGTACCACGCCTTGGCCGAGTAGCCGGTGTACTTCGAGTTGGCCAAGTACCGGCTGACCTCGACGCGGAACTTGCCCTGATGCGGGTTGACGGTCGGGGTCTTGGTATTGGCCGTCGTGTCGCGGATCTCCAGGGCCTTGTACAGGGCCGTGCCCATCGCCGAGAGGGCCGTCGGCACCAGGATCATGGCCGGCATGATGCCGATTGGCTTGCCGTCCGAGTCCGTCTGGTCGAGGAACGCAACTTCGGCCTTGGTGAGGCCGTCGATGGTGAGAGCCGTGTCGGCGCCCGATATGTAGTTCTTGTTGCCGCTGGTGAAGAAGGAAGAGTTGGCCAGAAACACAGTCCAGAACACGTCGTTGATCTTCAGGCCCGAGCCGCGGCCGAGTTTGCGCGGCACGAGGGTGATTGCACCCAAGTCATCGTTGATCATGTCCCGCCGGTCGATGGCCAGAAGCAGGCCAAACGTGTCGGCCTTGTTCGTGTACTGTTCCTGGCCGAGCGTCCCGTGCTTGAGTTCCCCGCCCGGCGCGACCGGCTGATACTGGTCGGCACCGATGAGGCGGTAGGACGTGACCGTCTTGAAATCGCCCACGTTCCGCACGGCGCAGATGTTGCGCCATGTGCGCTCGACGCTGAAGAAGCCGTCGAGAAGGAACTTGTTGGCGACGTTGGAGAGGATGCCGCCGATGTCCACGGTGCTGAAGCCCGCCTGGATGTCCTTTCCGAAGGCGAACCGCAGGACCTCGCGCGAGTCGCGGAAGTTGCGGCCGGTGTAGCCGTTGGCCCACGCGGCCTCCAGGAGCAGTTCCTGGAGGCCGATACCTCCCCGGAACCGGCGGCCGGCGGCGTCCAGCGTCTTCTCGTCGTGGACCTTCTCCACGTCCGCGAGGCGGGCCGTCAGCATGCAGGCGGCTTCGAGGATCGTGCCGTTGACCGTCTGGTCCACGACGTGGGCGGCGGGCGCCTTCGGGCGGCTGGCCCGCAAGACCTCCAGTTCGGTCTTCGTGGTATCCCACCCTTCCTTGATGGCGCGGGCCGCGATGTCGCCGTGGTCGCTGCCGCAGACCTTCCGCACGGCGGCGATCCGCTCCTCCTCGGCCGCGGCCTTGGCCCGCATGTCGGCCACGGGGTCGGCGGCGACCGCCGCCGCGCTACCCGCGTCTGCCGGCGCCCCCGCCGGGGCCTGGGCCTGGACCACCGGCTCCTTCCCGCCCTCGCCCGCTGCGGTCGCGCCGCCAGCCACACTGCCGTCCACCGTCTTGGTCTTGTCGCTGCCGTCCATGTTCTCTTTCTCCCCGGCGATTCCCGCCGCGATGCTGGCGGACGTCGCATCGTCCGCGCCGTTGCCCACGAAACTCACTTCCTGAAGCGCCGCACGCCGCGCCACGTTTACAGGCCCGGCAAACTCGCGCCCGTTCACGGTCACAGTCTTCCCCTCGGCCACGAACTCGACCTCGCGCACGCCGGCGCCGATGCTCGCCTGCCAGGGGTATCCGTTGTCAGCATCGGCCACGACCTCGCGGGCGGCCTGAGTGGTCGAGGAAATCACGCCCGATACCCGCAGGCCCCCGTGCTCAACCTGAATGCCATCGATATGCCCCACGCGGGCGCCCCGGTCGTGGTCGAGGTAGACCTTGGCCCCGCCGCGCACGGTGAGGCCGGTCAGGTCGACGACCACCGGAAAACGCCAGCCCGCAATCGCCAGGGCCCCGCCGGTGTAGGCGTCCATGTGGAACCGCCGCGGCCGCGCGGCCTGGGCATCACCCGCCATAACAGGGACCGCCGCCTCCATGTTGATGGCCGCGATGAACCTCAGCTCACGCAGCCCGTCGCTCGTCTTCACGGTCCGTTTCCTCGTCGTCCGGCTTGTTGGCGGGCGGCGCCTTCGGCTGCGCCTGCTCCACGGTGAGGCCCAGTTCCTTT